TATGGTGGTTTCCTCCCCGGTTACGCCATGACTTCCCGTGCCGACTTCCTCTCCCGCAGCTTCCCCATCAACTTTCTGGAAACTAGACAGGATTTGGAACATGAGTATTTCCGTCCTTGGCAGATCGCCATTGGTATTAAGGGTCTGGTGGAGCGTGGTGTGAATCTTAAAGCCACTATTACTGTGAAACAATACACCAACGATGGACAGCTTAGAAAAGGATACCGATTCAAACGGGCATTCCCCGTTGCTGTTGAGGGATTCACCATGGATTACGATAACACCGATTACCCGATCAAGAGCGTGACATTTGCTTGTGAGGATTATGAACAGCTTCTAGGATCACCCGCTTCCGCGAAATCTCCAAAACCACCAACTCCAAAACCACCAACTCCAAAACCACCAACTCCAAAACCACCACCGGATGCTGCCGAACTGAAAGCCGAACTGAAAAGGCGCAAGGAGAGAGCGGACAGACTGCTAGGTAGAAAGCCTCGTAACCCCAACGATCCATCTGTAATAACTGTTTCTCCTGATTTGTAAGATTGATAATTTCAACTCTCACATCATATGAACAATTCATAGTCATGAAAATAAAATTTAAAGACCTTAAAGAAATCTCTGAAAACGGGGATGGTTATCTGATTGATTATCTTAACAGTTTTTCAGGAGATAACATTTACGAAAAGTTTCTAAATGTTTTAACATGTTGGGAACGTGATGTATCCTATGACATGGGATTCACGGTGGAAGAAAAGAACGTGAAAGTATCCCTTTCATATTTCATAAAAGAATTGGAAAATTGGGATAAGGAACCCCTGATCATCAAAACCGATAATCTGGAATTTGAATTGGATGTTCCTCCCCTGTTTAAAAAGGATTACGATATTTTCTCCATATCGGAGACGATCCGAAAGGTGAAATACGGAGAATCCGTTTTGGATTTTGCCAAAGTGGGGGATAAATCTGCCTTGATCGAACAACTTCCAGCATCCACCTATAATATGCTGATCAATGCTATTCTCAAAAATGAATCCAAAACAGTCCGTTTCACCAATTCATCCCTGAAAAATATTAATATTAACTTTATGGGACATGCTCCCCTTGAGCTTCTGAGGGGGTTGTGCCATCCGTATGGGGAAGATTACTATAGAGACATCATCTACCATCTGTCGTCCAAAATAGACGGCAATATCCTTCTGAATTCCACCATGCGGGATATTGATTACTTCGTTGATAAGCTTAATCAGGAAAATACTTCAGAAAAAACACCGGAATTGGGTTAAAAACTAGAATACAATCAGAACGTCTAATATATTAGTCAATGACGAAAAAAATGATTGACATTTCAACCATTACTATAAATAAACACATGGAAAACAACGTTCAACAATTCCTTGATAGCATTCAGGAACTCAAGGCAAATAAATTCAAGGCATGGCAAGCTTCTACTAAAAAGGAAGTGGATTGCTCCCCCCTCACTTTCAAGCAACAGAAAGATATCATCGCAACCGTAGCTGATGGAACGGTGGGTGTTCTCAAGTTCCAGAAAATTCTTAATGATATTCTGATTGAAAATACGGAATCGGATACCCTTAAAGTTGAGGATAAGCTGCCCCTGATTCTCAAGATTCGGGGAGAAAGCCTTGGAAATGATCTGAAGCTGGATGGGGAAGTTGGTAGTATTGAAAGTAATATCCAAAGCACTCGTAAGATCAAATCCCCCAAGGAGAAGACGATCAATGGTGCAGTGGATGTGGTTTTGGCTACCCCTACTCTCAAGGAAGAGAATAAGGTTATCAATTATGCTATTGAAATTCTCAAAAAGGATGGGGATAAGGATGCAGGTAAGAACATTGGTAATATCTACACTTTTGAAATTGTAAAATTCATCAAATCCGTGAAATTTGGGGAAAATGAGATCGTATTTGGCGATACTCCCGTAAAGGATCGCGTGAAAATTGTGGAAAATCTACCTCTATCAATCAATAAGGAAATCATCAAATATATTGAAGCTTTCAAGGAGGATGAGCAATCCCATCTGAAAGTGACAATCAATGGGGAGGAAAAGGCGTTTGATATTGATGTGTCCTTCTTTGATAATTGAGAAATGAGGACAAATAAATGGTTGAAATGTTTTGAATGTGATATCAAAACCGAAGATATTCATTGGCATCACGTTATTCCCCATTCATTGGGAGGCACTAAATGTATTCCTCTGTGTGAAAAGTGTCATAGTGTAATACACAACATGGATTTATCAATTTCAAATTTGATTAAAAATGGGTTGATTAAAGCCAAAGAGCGTGGCATAACATTGGGAAGACCAATAGGAACAAAATATAATAATACAGAATTGCTTGAAAAGCATGGTGATATTATTGCGTGTTTGAAAGATGGATATTCGATTAGAAGTATTGCACGAATGACAAAAAAGGGGGGTTCGACAGTGCAGAGAGTTAAAAAAATTTATGAAAATGATGGAGTGATTATTTAAGCGATTAAATAATAAAGTGAATGTCGCTTTATTAGAAGAAATTTTAGGATTACTGAAAACGGTCAATGAAACCATTGGCGTTCCACAGGGGCAATCCATAGAAGACAAGAACGTATTACAGGGTAGTAATCCATCCGATCCCAATAAAAAGGTAAATCCTAGACTCAATAGTAATGAGCGAACACGAACCACGGAAATCGCTTCCCTGTTCGCCAAGACATTTTTTGAATATCAGAAGAAAAAGACACCTGATAAGGCAATTAAGACTTCCATACAGAAAGTCACTCCTAGACAGTCCTCAAGAGCCATTTCAGCCCCTCCGTCAAACAAACCGGGATCAATCCTTCTAGGTATATTGGCGATGTTGGGAGGCGCAGGTGCATTACTTTTAGGTTTACTTACAGATGGTCCATTTAAGGGTGTGTTGAAGATTCTTTCCAAATTGGGTATCCAAGGAGGAATTAAGATGCTCATGGCTGGTGCCAAGGCATTCATAGGAACATTATCCAAATTTGTCACAGCCCCATTCAAGATGGTGGGTAAATTATTCGGTAAGGGTATCATGGGTAAGATGTTATCTTTTATGAAACCTCTTTTGAAGATTCTCCGTAGAATCCCCCTGATTGGTAGTATTATTTCCATAGGATTTGCTATCTCCCGCTTTAGTGGGGGAGATAACATTGGTGGTGTAATTGATGTTTTATCGGCTCTCAGCGGATTGTTAAATCTCATCCCCGGTGGTTCCATTGTAGCTGTTCCATTATCTCTTGGATTGGACGTTCTGAACGCATGGTTGGATATAAAAACAGCGGGAGCCAATGACAAACAGGGAGCCAAGATGGACTTGCTTGGAGATATGGCTAAAGGAATTGGTAACTGGATATCGAAGAATGCTTTATGGCTTCCCGTTATTGGAGGATTCAAGCGGATGCAAATGTCTTTAGATGCTTTCAAAAGTGGAGATATCATGGGTGGTCTTTATCAATTTGGAGCATCATTATTATCATTTGGTGGTCTTAGTCCGATTGTTACAGGTATTGAGATGCTGCTGGGATTTGGAGAAAAGAAAGAATCTGATAAATCCCTGTCTCCCAAGACGGGATGGTTTGATGGTCTGAAAGCATGGATCAAGAAGAAGTTGAAAGACCTTCCATACGTTCTTAGAAAGCCTCTGGAATGGTTTGGTATTCTGGATGATGGTGATGGAGATTCTGTGAGTGGTTTTTCCAAGAGCATGGGAGATGGATATGGCAAATTAAAAGAATTTTCTGGTAAGACTTGGGAATCAGTATCTCAAAGTTTCTCCAAGGGTTTTGAATGGTTTAAGGAAAAGGCTTCCACACTCTGGAATTCCTTACCTGAAGCTATAGGTAAAAGCGCAAATTGGATTGCTGATAAATTCAATGGATTAACGGAATCATTTGGTAAATTCTTTACATCCTTATCTCAAAAATTTGAACCAGCAATTGATAAGATTGGCAAATTTTTGGATGAATTTGTCGGCAAGGTTGTGGGTTGGGTGAAAGGTCTTATATCATTTGGAGGAGGGGAAGAAACACCGGGATTATCGGAAGCGCAAAAATCCCAAAGAGCCAAGGAAGCGGGATATTCGTCTTGGGAAGAATATAAGAAATCGAATTGGAAATGGAAAGGTAGCACACCGAAACCAGCAGAGAATCAGAAATCTAGGGAGCTAAGGGAATATGAAAATTTTGATTTTAAAGTCAATATGGGAACCCTGACAGATAAAAACGGAAATCCGCTAAAGGGTGACGATTTGGCTAAAGCACAATCAATACAACAAAAAATTAAGGATCAGAAGGCACGGGCGCAACGGTGGAAAAAAAATGCTGTGGTATCAGATGCTATCAAAGCTGTTAAACCATCTAAACCAGAAGTATCCAACACATCAAGTCCAAAAGAATTACCTGTTGTGCAATCTGGTAATCAACAATCCTTGGAATTCCTCCGTAATATTGGTATGACGCAGATCAAGATCATGGGTGATATTAAGGTGATTGCTGCTCAAATACTAAAAAAGATGGATGGTGGTATGGGGGGTGGAAACAATACTAACATATCAATCCCTTCTCAATCACAACCAGCCCCCCAATCTTCTCAAATATCTTTAAATTCAAACCGTGGTGATTATGGCTCATCTGCGTATGCGTTGGCTTAAATAATATTGTGGCGGATTTTAACATTGTTAGGGATTATGACTGGACAACCATTCCAAGGGGAAGTGGTTATCGCAACCGTGCGCCAAGGGTTTACTTGAAAAGTTATAAGGTCAAATCCAGCGAATCCTTAAATAGAATTAAAAGCTATGCAAATGTGGTAGCGAATACGGATGCTGACAAATTTTATGATAAATTGTATAGTGAAATAGCTGATCCAGAGGACATTTTCAGAATTCCGTTTTTTGGAGATAGCGTTCGTTCGTTTAGTAATGAATACGGAGATACATTTCAATCAGCTTTCTTAGGGGGTATTGATTCAGTTCTAACGGGTGCTTCTAAGTTGTTTGGGGAAACGGGAACATACGTTGGGATGAACAATATCAATGCTATTCAGGAAGGCGGTAAGGCTGCGATGGAAGGTAAATCGGTATCCGATATTATAGGTGCTGCCGCCAATGAACTGGCTGGTAAGAAGTATTCAACTGCTCCGGGATCATACATTGAAACTCCGAAATTATATCAATATGCACAAAATGATTCTGGATTGGAAGTTTCTTTTATATTAGATAATACTTTAAATTCTGATAATACTAAAAACACCAAATTGGTGGAACATCTGACACGAATAAATCGCCCCAAACGCATTAATTCTATTATTATGGAACCCCCAAGGATTTATGAAGTTAAATTGGCGGGTATTCGTTATATAAGATGGGCATCATGTAGTAGTTTTTCTGTTAAATTATTGGGAGCAAAGCGTATGATTGATGGTAAGATTATCCCTGAAGGATATAAGATCGATATGTCATTTACCTCCCTTACAACTGAAGTCTCCAACTTTATGGATAAGATAAATTAATATGAATAATATTGGAAAATACCAGAACCAGATTCCATCCTTATCAGCTTTGGATATCAAAAGCTATGAAAGGATATTCAAGGTCTATTACGATTCCATTAATGGAAAGGAATTCCCGTATTACAACATTCTCAAGAAGATTGAAATACCGGAATTGGATTCGTCCGTGATTGAGTTCCACAATGTCAAGATTCGTCAACCCCTAACCACGGTATCCTTCAATGTCTATGGTGACATTCGCTCTTGGTGGATTATATATATTCTCAACAAGGATAAATTTACGGGAGTTCCCTTCTGGGTGGAAGGAGGAACGCAATTGAAGGTTCTCAAGACAGAATTGAGAACCCTACTATATCTAGATATTACGCAAAATACAATATTTGGTGGGAGGCATTTCTAATGAGTGAAAAATATAAAATTAATGATGTCATCTACGAGTGCGAATTCAAGCTCAAGAATCCTGATGGGCAGGAAGTCAAATTCACCAAGTCTGCCCTGCGTGGTTTGACGATTACTGACAATTTCTTCAATCCATTTCTAAATGGGTCGGTGGCAATTGCCAACCCCTATGATCTGGTGGAAGACAAATATCTTCTTAGGGGAGACGGTAGGGATGTATTTTCCATAGAAATCTTTCCCGAAGACAAACCAAAGGATAAATTGAAATACGATTTTATTTTATTTTCTGAAGAGAATTTCGGAAATCCTGAAGTCCGTTCCGAGAACATTAAGAAGTTCTCCATGATGCATAAAGATTCTTTACCATTCATGGACACCATACCCTATGGTAAATCATTCTCTGGTAAAGCAGGGGATATTCTAAAGGATATTTTCAAGGAACTGCTTGGGGAAGACATGGTGGATGGAGGGGAATGGGAGAGTGGTGATTTTACCCTAACATATCATCCTCCCCTAACATTCCGCTATATGGATTTAATGAATTATTTACTTAAACATTATTATGCCAAGGATGGTAATATGTATGTAAAAGGATTTATTCATTTCGATGAAGAAAAAAAGAAATATCAACTTCGGTTGCTTTCCAAGATATTTGAGAAAAACAAGGATAGCGTAATGGAAGCATTTACCCTTTCTGATTTTGCCGATGTGGGGGATACCTCCAATGATAACAACCCCCCTCCCGATGCAGAAGTTAGTGAATATAACAATGGTATTAAGAACATTGGTTATTCCACTCCCATGTATGGAATTAATAACGATTTTTTCATCAATACCGTGGTTTATGGATATGATCCAATTTTAGGCATACATAAGACAAGGATCAAGAAGTTGGAAGACATTGAAAAGGAATGGGAAAAGAAATTCGTAAAATCTTTTAAGGCAATTGGAGGAGAACCCAAACCATTCGTAGTCAAAAATAAGAACACTAAACAGAAATTCCGACACTTTCGTTCCCCTTATCCTGTGGAGGATTCGGAAAAGATGGTGGAAGCCGAAATGATCAATACCTTGACATTTTATAATTTAAGAGCAATCTTCGCCAATCTTGGTTCTGCCAATAGGGGCGGGGGCAAATTCATTGATATTGTCAAGGTGGGGGAAGGCAAGCAGAAGAGCGATGAAAAGCTGCTTGGTAGATGGTTTGTCCACGAATTGAGACACATTTTTCTAGGAGACGGTTACACGAATGAATTTTCGTGTTGTAAGACTTACGGTGGTCCAAATTTAAAAATTGATAAAGAAGCCGAATAATTATGAGATCAAATATCGAAGTTTTGAGAGGACTGTGTTTTTCTAAAGAAGATTTGGAGCAAATCCAAAATCTAGGGGATCAATTTACCGAGAAGGAAATTGACTTCATGATTGAGTTTAAGAAGATTTATGAATTGGGTTTGAACCAATTGGAGAAATTCATCAATAAGCTGGATGAAGAGGGGAAGGATTTGGAGACATGGGATATTGATTACTATGTGAGGCATCTTCTCAATGGTCCTCTTGCTGCTCAAACATTGGAATTGTCAAAAGATAAAAAATATTTTAAAACGATTCCTGATATTCTAGGTATTGTAGGAAACGATCAATCTACCCGTCACAACACAACTCTTTCCACGGATGATATCGTGGCACTGGACGTTCCCGTGGACGTTTACAACAAAACACCGGAATTTTCTCAAAAAAATATTATAAATTCCAATGATCAGGTGGAGCAAATGTTCCGTTCATCCATGGGAATGGCTGTGATCCATGACAATACCCTCCCAATAGTAGATAAAAAGCCACAGGCTCGCTACGGCGCGGAGAAGACTGGAGGGTGGGTAACTAAACCAAATGGTAATTTCATGGTCAAGGATTCGTTCTGGCGCGTTAAATTGAAAACTGTGCGTCAACAGATATTTGAAAAGGTGAGAAAAATGATTGGGGAAGAGCATTATCGTATCTTTGGGGATCGCAAGACCTACACACCATTTGATTCTGAAAAGAACGATTCCAAGGCAACCGCTTACGAAATTGAAAAGATTGTTGTTGAAGGAGATAAGGAAGAATTATTCAAATTGGATGTTTATGGGGATGTTTATGATACCCGTGACACGGTTCTCAAAGTTGAGAATCCTGAGAAGAATAAAGAATACCTATTGAATACCGTTGAAGGTCAATTTGGAATTTAAATGTCAACCACCGTTGGTTCCTCTTTCTTTTCCAAAAGTTTTAGAATATCATTTCTGGTGAACGTGAGCTTAGGGGTGCTTTCATCTTCTTCGCTCTTGGTAACTTTCGCATCAATATTCATCTGAGCGATTTCCCTCTGATTCTTGTTTTTGTCTTCTGCAATTTTAAATTTTAACAGAATATCAACACCAGAATTACAAGCACGGATAAGCTCCGAATAGGATTCAATCAGCTTGGAATCAGCCCCCGCTAGAATTTCTCTTTTCAATTCTTCCACAATCTCCACACCAGTTCCCACGATATTGGCAGCATTCTGAATGATGAAATCGGAAATATCTTCCTTATTGAGTGGAATTTTTTCTTTCTCAGCTTGTTTGATATTTTTTGATTGGTTCTTGATTTGTGAAATAATATCATTCACTTCATTATCCAATTCTTCATCATCGTCATAATCCATAGTGATATTTAGCTTGCTTTTTTAAAACGCAATGATAAGTTACTTCTGATTATGATTAATTTGACACATGCGAATGTTTTAGTTACTGGTGGAGGCGGTTTTATAGGGAGTAATTTCATCAAAATGTTATTGGAAAAATACGATGGTGTGAAAATTATAAATGTTGATAAAGGGGGTATTGGTAGTAGGAGTCTTAAATCAGAGATACCAGCCACCAATTGGAATACTTGGTCATATTTGGAACTTAATAATGATATTAGAAATATTGATAAAATTCATTTTCAGGATTATAAATTTGATTACATCTTCCACTTCGCAGCAGAATCCCATGTAGATCGTAGCATTAGCGGACCGTCACCTTTCATCGAAAACAATGTGATGGGGATGGTATCCCTGTTGGAATGGGTAAGACAACATCAACCCCAAGCCAGAGTCATCAACATCAGCACGGATGAAGTATATGGTCATCTGGAAAAGTATGAAGCACCTTTTATCGAAACTTGTAAGTTCGATCCTCGTAGTCCATATGCTGCATCCAAGGCATCTGCCGATCTGATTGCCAATTCTTATGTTACAACGTATGGTCTAGACATCCTAACAACTCATTGTTGTAACAATTTTGGAAAGCATCAAGCGGATGAGAAGTTCATCCCCACGGTGATTCGTAATATGGTTCAAGGTAATAAGATTCCCGTCTATGGCACGGGAGAGAACATCCGCGAATGGATTCATGTCGGGGATCACAACAAATCCCTGTTGGAAATCACAGAGGGGGGTAGGGCTGGTTATCGTTACAATATTGGATCAAAGGTGGAAAAGACAAATCTGGAAATGATTGTTGACATTTCCGAAATTCTTGGTAAGGTAGCTGATATTGAATACGTGGAAGATAGAAAGGGACATGATTTCCGATATGCGATTGATAGCCTCAATTATCGTAGGCAATTTGAATTGCGGGATCATTCCGA